GATGAATCCCCTTTCGCCGAGCCTGCGGTAAGCGTAGTGGTCACGCCATAGTCCAGATTGATATGGGCTTTCAGGGCATTGATAATGTCAATGTCGCAGTCGTAGGTCACCCGGCGATAGCCGAGATAATCGATAAATAAGAAAAGGTCATCAACCAAAGCCGTTATCACTATCGAACTGATTATTCCCATATCGGCACAGGCAATAAGAATATGGTTCCAATGTCCGCGTCTGAATTCGTCTCGAGAGAAGAAATAATCATTTCCGCCAACCGTAAGCTTGAACATATCCGTTCCAACACGGTCTTTCAGGTATAGATGAAATGAGATCTCTTCCCAATCAGATACATCGACCGGATCAAACGAAATGGTAAGGGTCTTATTGATACCGCCAGACCAGGCAACTTGTTTGCATGACCCATCAATACTCGTATCGGTATTATCGGCGACCACAACAGTCCCGTCTGCGGGAGTCCATATCTGATTTGTAAATTCATTGAACACTAAAATAACTCTCCTTGTCCGCTACTTGTCAGCCCAGCAAAGTTTCCTTTTCCGCCAGGAGCACCAAGCATCTTGTCTATAAATGCATCACAGGCTTTTATATCGCCACCAATTTCTTCATACCGTGCAAGCGAATTAAACATAAATGGTCTTGGGGGAACTTCAAGCCATGATTCGCTTTTCTCTGCTTTCTGACCGAACATCCGTCCCTGGTCGAATGCCCCGATAGCGACCAGCCACTTCATAACCTTTTGACCTTTTGGTCCCATCAGGCTGATCCTGTATCCCGTATGTTGTAAAATAGCTGCTTTAGTTATTGTTATCTTTTTACCTGGGACAAGAGTTGTATCCTCTTTAAAATATCCAACATCCGCAGCGTTTTTGCCTGCCGGTTTAACCTTCATACTATTAACAAGTTTCTGCTCATTCCATTCCGGTTCATGACTACCACCAGCGGCAAGTTGTGATATATAACTGATTGGCTTTAAGCCCAACGCACCGCGTCGCGTCATTTCAATGGTAAACTGGCGATATTTGCTCGCCCTGAATAATTGCAAATTAGGATCGGCAATGATTTTACCAACTCCCTGAAGTTCCTTAATCAGTGTTGCAAAAGCTGTTGGATCTATATGAGCAGTTATCATCCTGTTCCCTTTGTTCCACCAATAACAACGTATAAATAATCATCAGCAAAACTGCTGTAGGGTTCGACATACCGGATGTTGTATGTTTTTCCGCCACAAACAAATTCCTTATATCGTTTCAATTGTTCAATAGAAATCTCAAGTTGATCCAGAGCCAGCTTCGCAACATAACATAAAATATCGGTATCCTCAGCCCAACTGATCTTGTGTGCTACTTTGCGATCATATGGCGTAAAGCGTATCGGATGAGCCAGCAAGTCAAGAGTTTCTCCATCTGTCAGAGGAGAGCCGAACTCATCCTTTGTTGCCGATTTTGTAAAGGAAATGACATGACCCTGCGAGCAGACGTTCATAATAGCTCTCTGGGCTCGGAGAAGATTCGCATTATTCATTGCACTATCAATTAATGCCATCATGCCACCTTCTTGAAAAGTCCGTTTATTTGTTCCAAATACGCCGATGTCAACCGCACCAGACCATGCCGGCAGTATGGACCCATAGCATAGTCCGGCGTACTTTGTGCTTCATCCACGGTCATGATTCCGAGGATTGCGGCTGCTTCGGCATCCAGAGCCAATATGCTCTGCCCAAGAACCTTCTTCGCTAAGATCTCCTTGCAGATCTCCCGGTCTTTCTTAACCGACCTAGGATCGAGTAACCGATAGCCAACGACCCGCTCGCCATGCACAGTTGCCATGACCGCGACCGTGGTGCGGTCGATATCAAGCAGGGTAGTCCGGGTAGCCATATCCGCATAGTAATCGAGTTTATAATGCCTGACACTTTCTCCGCCGTCAGCCTGGAACTTTCTTGTAACAAGGATATTGCCTTTTTCCATGGCAGCATAGAGATCAGGGTATTTGGTGCGAAGCGATTCCTTAAATTGTTTCACGGCAGAATCGAGAGCATCCCCTGTCAGTTTCGCACCTTTCAGTATTACATTCTCAGCTATTATTTCACGCTGAAGCGTGCGGATACCATTGAGAACAAACGTCTGCGTCTGTGCCATAGTTCCGGTTATTAACTGTTCATAATTGGTCAGAGTTTCATTTAAGATTGCCTTTTTAACCGCCGCATTCGTTAGTTCCTGTTCCTTGAAAACCGTAGATATTCGAACACGAGATGTATACTGTTTAAAATTCCAAATAAGAAGGGCTGTCAATCCAATTGTCAGCAGAGTGATATTTCGAAGCAACCGGTTTGTGTCCTCTGCACCAAGAGGACCATCATCGGCATAACTGAGATAGGTGGATATGGTTTCCTGATATTTTTGGGAAGGTGCAATAATATGATCTGCTATGAATGAATCCAGAGCTTCTTGATCCTGACCTTGTTCTTCCATTGCCAACAACTTCGCCAGTTCATCGTCGGTGATATAGAAACTGTCGAAAAAGTATGGAAGCGGTTCAACATTTATGTAAGCCTTTGGGATCATGTCAATGGCACTATTTCAATGATGTCCTCAAGTGGTTCAGTATCTCCGAAAATAGTACAGGTTCGTTGCATTGCCGCAATATCAATGCCTGCGTGTTTAAAATATTTATATGCTTTGTCCCAATAATACCGAATGGATTTATTGCCAGGGCTTGAGCCTCCGCTACTGATGCTATGTGTATATCCTTCAACGGATAGATGTTCGCTCCCTGAGTTCTGTGCCTGGTTGTCTACTGCCATTACCTTTTTTAAAAATTCAAAGCAGGTCGCATAGACTTCAGCCCAATAGAGATATGCTTCAATTGCAGTAAGATTTGTTTTATCTTTATCTTGTATTAGGTCATACTCGAGAGCCCCGATTCGGGGGAGGAAATATCCAAGATATACTTCTTCGAGAGCATCCTCCAGATCGTTGATAAACAATGAATCTGAGGCGTATTCAAAATAAGCGAAATCGTTTCCAAGTTTTCTCTTCACGTCAATGATTGAATTTGTTTCGCTTAACATTGTTTTTCCTTTACTTCAAAAATTGATGCAATAAAATCATAGCCGAAAGTCCTGTTATCATTAAGCCAATTACTGATATGATAATATATAAGTGAGCATGATGGTTCGCCTGGGAAAAGACTTGAAACTCTGTCTTTAAAGTTTCCCTTAGAGCATCAGCCTCAATCTTTGTATAAAAAGTACCTGCTTGCTTATCCAATTGATGCCGAAACTCGTTCATCCCGCTTAGGCGCTCATCAATTCGTTCTTTGGCTTCATCAGTCGCTTTTTCAATGGCTTGAAGTTTACTCTCAATATACTCCTTGAGTGTTACCTTCAAGTGACCGTTATGCACATCTTCCATGTCTTACTCCGCTGATATATCGTCTGCTTCAAGCTCCTCTTTCAGCGGTTGAACATATCGAGCGACACCCTCATCGTCCACCGACCGTAAAGATTCTACTGCGTCAATGGCATGGTCGAAAAGAACTTTCTTGCCATCTTTATCGAAAACGATAACTTTCCCATTTTGATCTGTTGTCAGGTTCATTATTATTCCTCGTCTTTGGATTCGTCGCCTTCGTCTTTACTTTTCTTCTTATCCTTTTTCTTCGGTTGTTCTTCTTTTGCAACAGGTTCGTCTTCTTCTTTGGGAATAAAGGGTTTGTATCTCGGATTACCATCCGCATCGACTGCTTTCAACGCTTCGATAGCGTCAACCGCATGGTCGAACTCAACCCTATTGTTCTCAAGATCAAGAATGACAAATTTTCCTTTTCTGTTTTGGTGAAAACCCAATTCCATTTTCTTGCTCCTTTTTTGAGTTTAAAGTCATGCGGGCGCCTATGCTACCATAAGCGCCCACCATGATTATTTTAATCTTTTAGTAACCTTCTCTTAGCCCATTCCGCTTCTGCGTGCCAGATATGCAGTATAGTTAATACCGGTTCCGATGGTGCCTGCAACAACGGTGTATAACCGTGCGTACCTGATGATCGTTCCGTCAGCGATTACATTGTTAACCGGCAGTATGTATCGGCCCACGCCCATATCTGTGTCTCCAAGAAGCGGAGTCGCATGACCGAGGGACAGATGTGCCGTACTGTACCACACTGATGCAAACGTCGCACTCGTACTCAATTGCCAGCAAATTGTAAAGATCTCGTTTGAGGAATCAACCTCAACCGCTGTCGCATCTATAACAACGTCGCCTTCCATGAGTCCGGCGCCAAGGTCAAGGACCTTGGCAGCGGCAGACACTTGAGCGGCAGCAGACGCGGCCACAAGGCCCGCATCCTTCATAAGAAGGTTTATGTCAAAAGTTTTCTGAATACCAGCCATTTATTTATCCTCCTTATCCTGTTCCGCTTCGTCTTGCCAGATACGCGGTGTAGTTAATACCGGTTGCGATAGCACCCGCAACGACAGTATACAACCTCGCATATCTGATGCAAGTGCCGTCAGCGATCATGTTGTTGACCGGAAGAATATACCGGCCTTCAATCATACTCGTATCCCCGAGAAGCGGTGTCAAGTGACCGATAGGCAACGACGCCAAGCTATAAAATACAGACGCGAAGGTCGCGCTTGTACTTACCTGGAAACAGATCGTATAGATCTCGTCACTCGAACCGACTTCAACAGCGGTCGCATCGATAACGACATCGCCTTCCATGAGGCCAACACCAAGATCAAGGACCTTGGCGGCAGCCGATACGGTTGCGGCAGCGGAGGCGGCTACTAAACCTGCATCTTTCATCAGCAGGTTTATGTCAAAAGTTTTTTGTATCCCAGCCATAGTGTTTTCGTCCTCCTTTATTCCACTATTCTTATGCCACTACCGCAAGGTCGCCGATATAGCGCAGGCGAGCAGCAGCTCTTCCATGGTACACGGCAATGCCGTTATACCATTCTACCCGAGTTCTGAAACACGGTTTGGTCTGGAGTTCCCCAAGGTCCCGAACATCCATTGGTCCCTTTTGTATGCCAGTCAGCTTACCGTCTCCAAAGCTTACACAGTATATCGAGGTCGCCGTAGCGCCACCGGAAGCAGCGGCTTCGGTAAACCCGAGTATTGCAGTCCCCGTATTATCGAGGTCAGCAATCAATATCGGAATATCGTTGTACTTCGTCACTGAGCGCCCGAAAGCATCCAGTTCGTAGGTGATATATCCGCCGACCGTGTAGAGCCTTGCAGCCTGAGACAATCTCCGCCTCATCGCTTTGTTCATGATGAGATACATGGGGTCGTCCACCATGTCGATAAGCTCATCCAGCTTGGCAAGAGAAAGTGCCGCTCCACCAGCGGTACTACCGGCATCCAGCATGGATGCTCCGATGCAACGGGCTTGCAGACCGTCAAATTCCCTCGGCTCAGTTCCCTGATTTCCTTTGATGAAAGTCTTTGTCCAGTTGAGAGCCAACGCCTTGATTTTCATCGCCTCGTGAGTTGACCTTTGGCTCGAACCCATGGTGTCGGTAATGAATTTATCCACGTCAAGATCCCCGCCAGCTATGACGAGGGGCTCTGTCACAGGATTTAAAATACCGGTACTTTCAGTATAGGCTTCGTTAACGCCCCTGAAAGCGATACCCGGCAATGTTTGTTCACGGTTATACCGCATCGCACTTCCCTCGATATTGTCAAAAGGAAGCGTCCTGAGTACATCCGAATTGCGAGCATATATTTCTATGACCGCAGAGCGAAGCGGATCTCCCGCGTAAAGTTTCGCAGCTTCAACTAATGTTAGTGCCATCTTAAAAGTTCCTCCTTACATTGGCATCGTCTCTATTTACCTGAATTTGCCTGTCTCGCTGCGTCGATTCTTTCTTTTGGCGGCAGTTTCAAAAAATCAACTTTACCGCCTTTCGTGCTCGTCCCTTGTCTGCTGCCGCCGCCAGTACCCATGTCCAGAAGAACATGGTGAGCATTCCGCTCTAACTTGATCCAACGACTGAATAATTCTGCTGGAGTTCCTTCGACAAGCTCTGGTTCTCCTTTATCATTCTCGAGAGCCAATGTCATACGGGTGCCGTATTTGCCAGTCGGTTTCCCTTCTCCATCGACCTTCTCTTCGTAATGAGCGCCTCCTTCTTCTCTGAATAGGATCTTAACTTGATCCGCATTGCAGAGCTTTGTTGCCCCGAAAGATGTTAAAATATCATTGTCAACAATCGCATCAGAAAACAGCCTTTCGAATTTTTTCGATTTTTCTTCTGATGTTAGTGCTTTCCTCTCATATTCGGCAATGGCTTTCTTGGCGTTTGCCATGGCTCGGTCTTCCGCTGTCATAGAAGCTTCTTTTAACTTCTCATATTCAGCTTTGATACCAGTAAGGTCATTCTTCTCGCTCTCCAGGGCTTCGAGCATCGGTTTATACTTTTTCTCGGTTTCACCTCTGGTATAGTTGATAAAATGACCGAGAATTGGCTCGAGTTCTTTCGGTATCTGAAAAATCTTTTTGGTGATAGGGTCTTGTTTCTCAATCAGCACGCCGCTGAACTTCATACCCTTATCGCCTTCTCCGCTTTCTCCACCGCCTCCACTACCTCCGCCTGTTCCATCGTCTTCGGCATAAAAAATTCTGAGTCTCGTTCTTAACCATAACATAGCTTTTGCTCCTCGCTTTTAAATTTAGTCTCCAGTCTCAGTTTGTGTATTTGTTATTTGCTGTGCGGCACTCTTAGTGTCTACTTTAGCCCCTGGTACTGCCGTAGCAGGGAGATTTGTCGCTTTTATATATTTATCTATATCTTCATTTATTGTTTCCATAATATCAGGTGGCAAATTATTTGACAACAACTTTTTCGTTATAACCTTCAAAACATTTTGCCTGAGCGATGCAACCGGGAAAATCATCAATTCTTCGAGAGCCTGGACTTCAGCCAATAACTCTTCACTTGAGAAGTCAGACGAGTATTTTGATTCAATTGTGTAATCTTTCTTCATCCATAGAGCGGCGGTTTCATATATCCATTCTTCAGTCTTTGCTACCATTTGGGCACCTGATTGAAGCAAAGCCCTCATCTTCTGAAAATCTATCTTCTTGGCAATGCCAGACCTCACAAACTCTTTCGTCTGGTCGGTATCCATGCCGACTTTCTTCAGAATCTCAGCCATATACAAGCCCATAGCTTTTATGAAGGCATCCATGTCGCTTAATGTGGCACCGATGAACTCTGGTTTATTGGGAAGATTGCCGTCCCATGGAAGAGCAGAAAGAGGTCCGAGTCCGCCTTCAGTTACTTGACTTGGCAACGTGCCATCCTCTGTCGGATAGGCGAGCATCTTGAATGTACCGGATGCCAACATCTCGTCCATATAGCTCATGCTGTTATAGATGAGTCTTGAAAGCATAGCAATGTCTTCAAAGATTGTTTCAGCTATGAAATCACTATTATCATCGCGCCAACTCATAAATCGGAACGGTACACGACCGAGATTGTGAGGGATATATCCACTATCTTCTATGTCTTTATCCCTACGTGTAAAATCTCGGTAATCATTTCTTGTCCATAGGCGGTATTGTTCAACGGTATATCCTTCAACCATTGGGTTTTCATGTTCATAAAATGAGTTGTCGAGAAGTACCCATCCGAGATTCCCGTCAGCTTCAATATTGAAATCACGGATCTTAAACGGTAGATACATTACTGCATATGGATTAATATTGTTATCCAGACGGTCCTTCTCGGTCTTTATCATTACAGGATCAAATTGCGGAAGATCAATCAGCACACCTATTGTAAACATCAAACTGTGTGCAGAAAGAAGACGCATAAACTCATCTGCATTCTTATTGCGTCCCATGTTTTGAGTAAGAAAATCCATTTCTGACGGAATCTTACGCTTCGGAGTATTCATGAATAGCATCCCAGATAGCATATCTACAAGCGGAGATACCTGGTTGAAATAGACAGAACGCTTCTTGCGTTGACCAAACGCAGCATCGCTTTCCTTGGGGTATTTTATTAAATAATTGCCGTTCTTATAATCAAGACCGCCAATATAGGAATCGTAGACTAATTGCCAGATAGAATCTTTTGGTTCGTCCTTCTCTTTAAGGATCGGGTGGCGGTTTTGGAAAATTATTTCAAGCGGATTAGGTGGCACTCTATATAACCATATTTAAGAGAGTGCCTGTTATCGGACAGGCGGCCGAATGCCCCGTATCGTGGATGCATCCGACAAAAAACCGCGAGCAAGCAAATATTGAGACTGAAAGAAACATATTCTATATACGAAAAATTGTCAACAATTTTATTTAATTTCTCCTCGATCTCTAAGATGGTCAATAACTCGGCGGATTAAACTTAATTTTACCCCGCAGGCTTTTGCCATCTCTAGCCTTGATTTTACACCATAATATGTTTTGACTACTGTTTCAATACGGGAAAGGAGTTCCAGAGTCTCCACTCCCTTCTTGTTGGGACTCGCTTCCAGTTTGTCCAGCCATTCCTTCGGGATCTCCATCTTGCTCATCGTCTCTGAAGAAGTCGGCATAATCTTTATATCCTCCTTCGTGTATTTTATATTTAAAAAAGTGTTTTTCAGGCAATCTTGCAATGCCATTTATAATATCTATTATTAGAAAGCCCACAGAATACCATCCGCGCATCTTCCTGGCGTACCGATCCCACCGAGGAAGCCCAAGTTTAAGCGCCGGTGCTGAAAAGCCATATGAATGATCGTTATCGAGTAACCGGTATTCGTGCGTGTGACCGCGCCCTATGATATCAGCACTTGGAGATTGAGCATATAGATAGTCTTCAATGACATTCCAGATTATTTCTTTCTTGAGTGCTATATCACCGCCAACCGGTGTTGTGGATTTTCCAAGGGCATGGGAAAATTGAAAGCGGACTCCATCAAAGGTTATTTTTTGTTCCCAATCGATGTGACCTCCGAACTCATTTGCTATAATAGCTTCGTAGTCCATGATTGAGCCACTATGATATGGCGTACCAAATACGAATAGATTGAGTGGAGCGTTGACAGTCTTCACTATCTTGATCCCCATTTCGATCTGCTCATTCATATTCGTTGTAAGATGATACGAGGATTCCTTCTTCCCTTCCCCCTCAACCTGATCACCAAACCACAAAGCAACATCGACCGGCATAAGATGAGTGATAAACCACTTCCAGTAATCTCTTTGTAGCGGGGCTAAAGGGTGATTAGGAATAAAATATCCTTCTGGAGTTAATCCAAGAAGATGACCGCAATGAGGGTCGCTATAGATGCCGATTCGCATTTATTATTTTTTGCGACGCCTGCCGGCAGCAGCTAGCGCTTGAAATCTTTTTTTGCCGTATTTCTTTCGTCCGATATAGGCCGCGAGTCCACCAGGACTTCTTACGCCTTTTCGAGCGAGTTTTGCTTTCAATGCCTTGAAACGTGCACCGCTTCCGAGTTTAGCTTTTCTCGCCATAGCTATTTCCTCTTGTCGTTGGCGATAACTCCGACTACAGGATTGCTCCGACCTTTGATATCGCCAGGTTTTTTCTTCTGCTGTTTTGAGGTGTTGATTGGTTGCTTTCTGGTTTTCTGCTTCGGTTTCTGCTTTCTCGCCATGATATTTTCCTCCGAATTATACTATAATAGCAAACAAGAGTTTGGTAGTCAATCACAAAATGCTTTCATACCTAATGAATTTAAAATGAGGCTGACGGAAATACTCAACGCCAATTTGAGCACAGTCAGGAAAATCATCGTAGCCATATGCCGGATAAAAAGTAATTTGGTTCATCGCCTCGGGATAGCGTGTTATGTAATCCGACATAAATACAACAAAACCCGAATAGAGTTCCGGTTGCATAGAAATAATCCGTTCATCTTTATTGCTGGAATGATGAACTGATTTAAGATAGATTTTCCATCCAATTCGTTCGTGAGCTTCTTTGAGTGCTTTGTCTACAAGTAAGATTCCGTTGTCTTCATATACCAGAGTTCCAACATTATATCTTCTGTTTCTTTCAGCAATCATATGAACAATACGCGAAATCTCAACTTTGTCATCTATCGCATCAAAAAACGTGATCCTGTTATCATTAAAATTCAGCCACCATACTGCCGGATAATCCGAGTGTGTCTTCCCGAGAGAAGGGTCGAATATTGCTATGTTTTGCCCAATATTTACATCGAATTGCTCTGGTCGAATAAAATGAAGTTTTTTGAGATTGAATACCATTGACCCTTCGGGCAACGGATTATTTTCGTACTGGCAATTCCAAAAAATATCAGACATGGTTGCTTTCTTTGCAATGACCTGCTCATCTGTCCAGAGATCAGGGTACGCACTATGCCGATCCGGTGTATAGATAGATTCAATTTCAATATCCCACCCGAGCTTCTTCTTTTCGTTGTTCTCAAGAATATGATTGATGAGGTCTTTGAAATGCCAGCGCGTGCCGATATAATAAATGCTTTCAAATAAAACCGAGAGATTCCCTTTCTTATACCGATAGGGAACAAGCAGAGGATTCAACGTGTCGAACCAGGATTCCTTGCTGTCGCGTTCCGCCTGACTTTCCCTGTCCTTTTGCCCAAGTGGGTCATCTATGAGGATGATATTCGGATGGATACCAACCGTGCTTCCGCCGCTCGTCCGAAGAATAAGTGAAAAGCCTTTACCAGATCTTCCCTTAATATTAAACACATCCGAAGTATTCTTTGCAACCGAATCCCGAGTAATTCCAAAGATTTCAGAGTATAATGTATCAGATCTATCGTTTCCGACAAATTGGTTTAATTTGTCGGAAACTTCCTCAAGGAGCAGACTATTCGAGCTGGTATAGAAGATCCTCAGCTCAGGAGTAAAACACCCCCACAGCCATAGGATTAATGCAACGCCATACAATGTTGTTTTATAAGTTCCCCGGGGCTTCAATCTCATAAGCCGAAGAATGCCGGATAGGATCGCTCTTTGTATATTATCTGCCCATTTACGATGAGTATACTCGGTAAGCAGATCAAAATCAAGGACATAACGGGCAAAAAAGAAAAAGGAATCAATACTCCTCTCAACTACGAGAGCCGACAGGACTTCCTTCTCCTCCTTCGTTAAAATCTCCGTCTCGCGGTTCTGCTTCAGCAGATACAGGGCTTTCAGGGCTCTCTCCCTCGCCTGTTCCTTGTCCGGGTCCTTCCCTTCCCGTATCAACTGTCTCTTTTTCTTCCACTCGTTCCGTCTCTTCTGTTTCTGCTCTGGCGTCAACTTCAAGTATTCGCTGTGTTCCATCTTCCACTCTCTGTCTCAATTCTTCGAAGCCCATTTGATCGAGCATCCCTACAATTCCAAGGACAAGTGCTCTCTTATCGGTTGTCTCAACACGGACAGGACCACCGCCTTCTCCTGTTATTTCTTTTGATTTCTTATCTGGAAGAACCTTCCTGATGAGAAGTTCGGCACATCGGAATTTAAAATATTTATCGGTACTGTGCAATCCTTTTATGATAACGCCAAGAGCTTCTTCGATATTATCATCGAGAAGTTTCAGAGCTTTGCTATAGTTTTTGAGTTGAAGCGCTTTGGGCGTGCGTCCCCCACCAGGAAGACCTCCCATAAGACCCTTCATGTCTTCCCGCCTGCTCGCTGCGGCGGCCGATTCAACCTTCAATTTTGCTATAGCATCCATCCTTCCTCTTCTGCCCATTGCAATAATGCTTTTACCGTATAAAAAACAGGGAGTTCCAAAGAATCAGCATAGGCAATCTCATTCAGGGTACCTTCGCTGTTCTCCCATCCTTCCCGTACCAGAACGACATCTGAAACCTCGAGCCATGCAAGGGAATTGTTATAATAGTCCTTCTTTCGCAAATATTCCCCTTCTCGAAGCATCAATTGAAAATGATAATCATGCCATGGAACAAACGGAGCAAAACCGAGAAGCAACATCTCAGTCCCCAATCGCATTCCCTCGCGCATATTATCAAGCACCCCCAAAACATTATCTGCTGTAAATGGACCGGCAAGATAAACTCTTAATCTTCTGTCTTTCATACTATCCTCCAAACAATCCGGCGTAGATCTTTTCCGTGATAAGACCGGCAAGATAGGCATATGCTTCCTCCGATTGTTGACATAATGGAATATCAACGTAACGTGTAATTTCGCAGACGGCGTGAAAAACTTCGTGGGCTATCCAGGTGCGGGTGAGTCTCCCGTTCTGGTTCAATTTCCGTTTGAAATCTATAATGCACTCATTAAATGGCAGTCCAGCTTCTTCTGCATTACAGAATGTCGCCGGCGCCGTGCTTCTCTCAAAATCGCTGTCTCGAAATGTTTTTTTAACATATTCCTTAATTTCATCATCAGTAAAGAGATAAAGAACATGAACTTTATAGTCGTATAGCTCTATATCAATGACAAAAGATTTAGACTGTGCCGCGGATGATGTCTTGGGTAATCGTGATCCGGTCATCAACTTTCCCGTTCTCTGTCAAGATAACTTCCGTCTTGTCTATCTGAAGGGATTTATAATACTTCCCAACCGCAATGCTCGACACATCATCAATATCCGCTGTAATTGTGATGCATCCAATACTCGGCGTATCAACTACGATATTCCCTGAACTTTTATCAAAGAAAAGAAGAGATTCACCATCATCATCGGTCTTGTTTTCTTTGATGACAAAAATAATCTCCTCGGCAGTAGCCAGATTCGTGATAAGATCCCCGCTGCTATCAAGCAACGGACCTATCACGAACGTCATTGGATTATTCTTGAATATTTTCATTAAGCCCCTAAAAATGTCAGCTCCCAGTCAATTTGAAGCGTATCGGTAACTGCAACAACCGCATCCGGCGTGATATGCCCATAGGTAAGGCTATCGCCTGATGTTGACGCATTCATAATAGCCGCTTCATTGATGGTTGCAGTCAGCAGACCAGCCGTAAAAATCACTCGGTACTGCGTCACGTTATCGTTTGCAGCTCCAAAAGAACCCTTCTGCTTCGGATAAGTGGCTTCCATGCCTTTTCTGCTGCCGGACGGCGTATGGCATCCATTCTGTGCTTTCATAGCAGTACCAGAATAGGCTGTACCGACTTCAATGTACGCATTAGCATTATTAAATTTGTTGCGTGCTGGAGTGTTGCTCATAAGGTCTGCGATGCCGGCATCCCCTTGGTCAGTAACGATGTTGTGATTGACCGAAATCATCGGACGTGGCGAAATAGAGTCTCTAACGATATAGAAGAGTGCCTGGATAATTAAGAGAAAACCTTGGAATGGTCTTGCCTTCTTTAGTTTCTTTTTGAGTTCTGAAAGATCAAGTTGCGGGCTCCATTTTTTGACTTTTCCATCAGGTCCAAAAACGGTTGCCGTAATCTTTCCTTTTATAAAAGCTCTGTCTCGTATCATATTCATACTCCTTGTTTTTATTGGCGAATCTCACCTGAAATTAAAATTGAATTTATTTCACCTGTAATACATTCTAATCTTGCTTCTCCTGTAATGCAAGCTAATTTTATCCCTCTATTCGGAAAAATGCGTCTCAGAAAATCAGAGATTCCTATTGTATCAAGAATACTGCGAAATAATTTAAACCCGCCGTTCACCCAATCGGTAATAGTTACTATCGTTTCAATCGACCGATACCAGGTCGCTGATCTTGCAAGCACGTCGGTAATACTGCCTGAATCGGAAAGCGTACGAGAAAGCGTACCTATTCTGGATATAACCTCAGTAATTCCTGTGTTGTCAAGAACCTCCCGACAATATGTTTGAATGCGTGTAACCACATCGGTTACACCTACGTTGTCAGTAAGAGTCCGCTGAATTAATGTATATTTTAAATAAGTCAGAACATCAGTAATTCCGGTCGTGTCTGCCAAAGACCTGAAGAAACCAGTAATCTTGGATAATACGTCGGTGATATCGACCTGATCAGCAAAAGAGCGAAGCGAAGTCGCTATCCTTGTCAGAACATCGGTGACTCCAGCATTATCCGCGAGAGAACGAAGATATGTTTGCGTTCGAACGATAGCCTCTGTGATTCCAGTGTTGT